ACATGGCGATATTTCTGCTTTGTCAATATTTGCAAATCAGCTTAAGCAGGAAGGTTCGAATGTTCTTCACGGCGATATTAAAGAAGTCAGTCTTGTTCTGGCTGGTGCTAATCCCGGAGCATCTATATCTAATGTGATGCGCCATGGAGAAATGGTAGAAGATGAAGCGGATATTTATACCGGCGAAGATTTTATACTCGAACATAATTCCACAAAGGAGGAAGATAAAATGGCGAGCAATGAAGAAACTGTACGCGATGTTTTTGAAACATTGAATGAAAAGCAGAAGACTGTGGTTTATGCTCTGATTGGTCAGGCTCTCGAAGATGAAAAAGATAACGACAAAGAGGAAGATGGAGGAGAAAATATGAAGCATAATGTATTTGATAACGTTGATCCCGAAACCACTCTGATTCATGCTGATGACATGCAGGCTATACTTGCTGATGCTAGGCGTACCGGCAGTATGAGGGAAGCGGTTGAGAACTTTGCTCAGGATAGAGGTTGCGATAGTAATTCTCTGTTCCATGCTGATTATGGTATAGAGAACGTTGGATATTTGTTCCCCGATGATCGCTCGGTAACGAATGAGCCCATATTTGTTTCTCGCAATATGGATTGGGTGAGCAAGCTCATGAATAATATTCGCCACACTCCTTTTTCTAGGATAAAGTCCCTTTTCGCTAATATTACCGAGGATGATGCTCGCGCTAAGGGTTATATTAAGAAGGAAGAAGTCTTCACCCTGCTTAAGAGAAGCACTAGCCCCACTACTGTGTATAAGAAGCAGAAGATGGATCGCGATGATGTGGTTGATATCGTTGATCTGGATGTAGTAGCTTGGATAAAGAAGGAAATGCGGATTATGCAGCTAAACATTGGGATATGTTGACTACTTGGGCTGATTTCTTATTGGAAAAAGGATTGGATCCTGAAAATCAGCTTTGTACGGACGACTTTGCCGGACATTTTGCTCATAATGCCAATCTTTCGATCAAAGCGATTATGGGAATTGCCGGATACGGTAAAATGGCCGGAATGCTGGGTAAAAAGGATATCGCTGAGAAATATACTCAGGCAGCCAAAGAGATGGCCGGCAAATGGGTAGAAATGGCTGCAGACGGAGATCATTATAAATTGACCTTCGATAAAGCCGGTACCTGGAGTCAGAAATACAACCTGGTATGGGATGAATTACTGGGATTGA